CTTGCAGCCTCACACCGAATCACCGTCCCCTAGCCTGCTTCGCCAACTGGCGAGCATCTGCCCCCGGTGTTCCATCCACCATCGCAATCCTGAGTTAATCGAATCCTGCGCTCAGGTCAACGAGCCGTGCTGGAACCGATGCCCCATCTGCAACGAGAGGAACTAACCAATGGAAGAAGCAACTGTCATAACGTGCGCCTTTTGCAAATCCGAAATCAACCCCGATGAGGATTGGTACGGAATAGGCCGAGACGAGAACACCTACTGCGAGCAGTGCCACAGCGCAGACATTAACGAAGGCTCCACGCTGCTGCTGTTCACCCCCGGTTAGGAAGAACCAACCAAGGTCTTGGTCGGTTCGTGGTTTATCGTGGATGGCGAGAACTATGAGGAATGGACAACCCCCAAAATCACCTCGTACTGGAAGGCAACCAACGCCCATCGTGGCCACACGGAAACCTCAGTTGAGGGCTACACCGAAATCTTGTCCGGCTGGACTACCGGGATGCCCGACGAAACCGTGAGGCGTAAGGCCCTGTTCAACGACTGGGTGCAGGAGACGCTTCAGCACACGCCTGTCCCTGTGGCCTTGGCCTGCGAAACCACGAGCAACGTCTTTTCTACCGGTATCGGAATCTCGGTTCCTACCGAGCAAGTGGATGAGTTCAAGGCGTGGCTGGGCGAAGACCGGTTCAAGGAATTGCACGACTGGCTGGGATGAAATCACCTTGATGAACCCCCCTTACTTTTGGAAGGTCGTGTAGCCTTAGGGAAACCAACACGTTTGGAAGCCCAATGGAAAATCTCCCCATCGAATCCAGTGAAATCCGGTGCATCGCCCTAGAGGAAGGGCTGCGAGCAGGCATCTCGTTGGACAACCTGCGACTTGCGATGCTGAACCAAGCCGTGGAGTGGCTGGTGGAAATGACCGGACTGCCCAAGATGGAAGTGCGCCAACAATTGGCAGCCAACCGGGGTGGACAAGTGGCCAAGAACCTTGCTACAATTAACGCAGTTCGTTCTTTACTGAAGGATGAGCGTCAACCCAAGCAATAACAACCAAGATAGGAGAGGGTTCTATGCCCGCAAACATCACACTCATCGGCAACCTCACCCGTGACCCGGAATTAAAGGTCAGTCAGGGTGGGGTTTCTTACTTGCCGTTCTCCCTCGCGGTGAACAAGAACAAGAAGAACGCCAACGGAGAATGGGAAACCGAGGCTTCCTACTTCGACTGCACCGCGTTCAAGGAACTTGCTGAAAACATTGCAGGCTCCGTGACCAAGGGAACCCGGCTCGTCGTGACTGGCCGAGTTGAGCAGGAGAACTGGGAAGACAAGGAGACTGGAGCCAAGCGTTCCAAGTTGGTGGTCATCGTTGATGAAGTCGCCGCTTCCCTGAAGTACGCCAGCGCAGTTGTGACCAAGAACGAGCGCACCACCGATGGTGGAAACTCTGGCTACAACTCTGGCAGCAACACCACACGCACGTCGTTTGGCTCTAACCGAGCCGACAACCAGCGTTTTGAGGACGAGCCGTTCTAGTCCTTTGACCATTCGGGAGTGACCGTAAGGCACTTACCAGCAAAGCCACCCTTTCTTCGGACTGGGTGGTTTTTGCACGTCCGGGCAACTCCCTAGCACAACATTTCTAAATGTTGTATGTTTTGGAATGTGGATTTGCCTGAGCCAAACGACGATGACTTCGATAAGGACATCACGAACCCGTTCGCTGGCGATGAACCATCACCACTAACCCTCGCCTTTGTAGAGATGCAAGAAGCGTTCCAATCTTTGATGGATGCAGGGTTTACTGAAAACCAAGCCCTGAAGTTCTTGGCTTTCTGCTCAATCTACGAAGGGGACTTTTAGTTGGACGTGGACAGGAACTTGAAGGCCCAGTACGAGGACATTGACCTCATCTACTTGGACTTCGACCTTTACAGCGCAGTAAAGAGGCCAGATTGGACTGACGAAGCAGCCTGTCGCAGCGCTCCAAAGGCCGACCATATTGACCTGTTCTTCCCTGAGCGACACGAAACTCCGGGCGGGAAACACCTCATCCCGGCTCGGAAGTTCTGTCTTGCCTGCCCAGTGCGCTACAAATGTTTGGAAGTCGGAATTGACGAGCAGTTCGGTATCTGGGGCGGCCATTCACTGAGCCAACGCAGACGCATCGTGGCAGCAGTGAAATCCGGTAGTAGCCTTATAGAGGCTAGCCAAGCCATTGACGCACGGAGCAGGGATGCCAGATAATCCAAATCCAAATGACCCGCTTCCACAGGTAGATAACTTTAGCGAACTCGGTGCCACTGGTCTGTGGCGCACGGGTGGATTCGTCATTGACGATATCCTGCCTCAACTCCGAGGCCGACAGTCTCTCACTGCCTACCGGGATATGGCTGAAAACGACCCGATTATCGGGGCGATTCTCTTTGCCGTTGAGCGCGTCATTCTTCAGGTGGACTGGCGTGTAGACCCCTACAGCGACCCGACTGGCGAAACACCACTTGATACCGACGATGCTGCTGCCATCTTCGTACAGGAATGTATGGACGATATGTCCCATTCGTGGCACGAGTTGATGATTGCCATTGTGTCGTTTTTGACCTACGGCTGGTCGTACTTTGAAATCGTCTACAAGCAGCGCAAGGGGCCAGACCAGAAAGACCCCAGCCTGCGCTCCAAGTACAGCGACAACAAGGTTGGCTGGCGCAAGATTGCAATGCGAGCGCAAGACAGCCTTTGGCAGTGGCAGTTCGATGAATCCGGTGGTGTAAAAGCGATGATTCAACGTGACCCCACCACGGGTCGCTTGAACGTCATCCCCATTGAGAAGGCCCTACTGTTCCGTACGACTTCAGCACGAGGCAACCCGGAAGGTCGCTCCATCCTGCGAAACTCGTTCAAGTCGTGGTACTACAAGCGTCGTATTGAAGAATTTGAAGCCGTTGGGGTGGAACGTGACCTCGCCGGGCTTCCGGTTGGCTACGTCCCAGCCGAATGGATGAGTGCGACTGCTACGCCTGCTGAAAGGGCTTCGCTCAACGCTATGGAGCGCATTGTCCGTGGTGTAAAGCGCAACGAAACTGAGGGTGTCATCCTCCCGATGATGTTCGATGAGAACGGCAAGCAACTCGTGGACTTCAAGTTGCTGAACTCCGGTGGCGCACGTCAGTTCAACACTGACCAAATCATTACCCGATACAACCAGCAAATTGCGATGACCTGTCTGGCCGACTTCATTATGCTCGGCCACGAGAGCGTCGGCTCATTTGCCCTCGGAGCGAGCAAGATTGACTTGTTTATGGCTGCGGTGGAATCGTGGATTCGACTGATTGCCGAGGTCTTCAACAGCCACGCCATCCCACGCCTTATGGCCCTGAACGGCTTCGACACGGCTCGCTGCCCCAACTTGACCTACGGTCAGGTGAACGCCATTGACCTGAACGAACTCGGTGGCTTCCTCGCCAACCTGTCAACAGCACAATTGCTCACCCCGGACAACAATTTGGAAGACTACCTGCGTGAGTTGGCCGGACTTCCGTTGTTCCAGCCTGAGCCGAACGGTCTTGCCGACAACGTTCGTTATGGTGGAAACCAAATCGCCCCCGACCCGGCGATGCAGGATGCCAAGGGCAAGTTCGTTGCAACCAACACGGGCAGCCGTTCCTCATCACCACAATCCAATACCGTCTCATCTGGCGTGAAGAATCCCCAAGGCGGTCTGAACGACCAGTCGGGTGGTAGTGGAATCCAAGCCGACATCTCCAGTCAGGGCTATCCCGGCGAAACTGGGCAGGTTCCACCATCAGGTAAGGGTGGCAACAAGAAACCAACTGGCGTAAACGGGCCTCTTACCAACAACCAAGGGCCGACTTCGTGACGATTCATATTCGCAAGGTGAAAGCGTCAAAGCCAAAGAAGAAGCCAGCAATCAGGGTTGGCTCGGCACGAGGCACCGTATCAGCACCGGTTCGCTCCCAAAAGCGATAGGCCATTTCCTAAACATAGGATAGCATTTACCCCAAGCGCGCAAGGAGAAAAAGGCCCGTGGAACAAATGAACGTACTGGATGTGGTGGCAGACATTTCCCTCAGTGAAATCGTCGTGAACAAGTCGTTGCCTGCCGACGTTCGTGAGGGTGCTGCTGACCTTTTGACCGAGGGCCACGTCACTGCCGACTTGATGGCAATTGAAAAGAGTGGCGAAGTCGCACTGGTCATCGTTCCCAATGGTGAAACGGACAACAACCACATTTGGAAGCGTCTCTCCGAGCGCATCTTCGGCAAGGAAGATATGTCTCCGAACGCCGAAAAGCGTCTCATCAGCCGAAACATCGCTAAGGGCCTCGCCAACGTTCCCCACCCGTTCACCAAGAGCAAGAACGACTTCGACGGTGTGCAGCCCTGTCTCATCTGTGGCTCAGTGGTGGAAACTTCCATCTGCGAGCCGTTGGACAAGGCGATTGGGTTCCCGTTCACGTTCAACAGCAGCCCGGTTGACAACGCTCCCGACGATTCTTCTGATGATTCCACCACCGATGGAGCCGTGCAAGTGAACCTCGACCCCAACACCGTTGCAGCCATTCTTCAGGCAGTCCAAGGCGGACAAGACGATTCGTCTGACGATTCCACCTCTAGCGAGGACAGTGAGGATTCCTCGTCTAGTAGTTCTTCCTCATCAAGTTCGTCAAGTTCTAGTAGTTCTTCCTCATCGTCTAGTTCCAGCAGTTCCTCCAGCAGCGACGATGACAGTTCTTCTTCGTCATCTAGCAGTAGTTCGTCCAGCAGCAGCAGTTCATCAAGTGACGATATGTCTGCACCGATGGTTGCCGTGGTGACCCCGGATGTCGCTGCTCCTGAAGACAACTCCAGTGAAATATCGCCCCTTGGCGATGACTGGCGTGATGGTCTTGACCCGTGGCAGGTGGAATTGGCCGACAGTCTTGACGAACTCGTTGAGCAGATGGGTCGCATCCCGACCACCGACGCTGCCTACACTGACGCTTCCCCGTACATCGGTAGCGGAAACACCTGCGCCAACTGCGTCGCTTGTGGCGACAACAACTCGTGCGACTGGGTGGCTGTGACCTGCAACCCCAGTGGCTGGTGCAAGTTCAACATTGTTCCTGTGCTGATTCAGGCTTCGGCTGAGGCAGACACCTACTACAAGTCCCGTCGCAAGAAGGATGAGGATGACCCCTTTGAGGATGAGGAACGCTACGAGAACGACGAAGATTCCAGCGACGATGACGATTCGGATGATTCGGATGTTGAGAAGGACTACGGCCCCGGTGTTGGTGGCGTTCACGTTGATTCCCCAGACTGGTCTGGTGGAAAGAAGATGCGTACTCGCAAGCCGAAGAATATGACGGTTCTCGCTGAGGCTGCGCCTGAAGTGATGCAAGACGCAAACTTGATGCAGAAGTCCAGTGAAATCCCGAACCAAATCCAAAAGTCTGACGAAAAGCGATACACGCTCGGCCCTTGGTACGTTCCAAACCGCAGTGATGCCCACGGCGAGTGGACTGACCCCGAAGAACTCCAAAAGGCACTCTGGGGTTATGTGGAGAACGGCGACAGGGACATTCGACTTCAGCACAATGTGAACATTGTGGCTGGCAAGTGGGTTGAGGCCCTGACGTGGCCACACCCAATCGAAGTTCCAATGCTTCAAGCCGACACTGGGCAAATCACCAAGACTGCGTTCCCTGCCGGAACTGTGTTCCTCGGCGTTCAGTGGGAGCCTTGGGCTTGGGAACTCGTCAAGAAGGGTGAAATCCGTGGATACTCCATCGGCGGCACCGGTTCAGGCGTGGAAGTTGACCTCCCCACCGACGAACAAACCTTGAAAAACTTCCCCACCCTCGGAAAGTAGGAACGAAATGTCAGAGTTTTACAAGTCTGTTGGTGAAATCCTTGGCGAGAACAATTGGGTGAAGGTGGCCAAGGACTTGGGTTCGCTCTACCCAAACGCCCAACTGCCGGAAAACTTTGACGCTTCCAATCCTTACGTTGCAGCAGCCGGGCAACTGATGAACGATGCCCGAATGATTGTGGCCATCCACGAGAATTCGACGCTTCACCAAAACGGCGTTCCTCCGCTTGTTGACGAGGACTACATCGTTCTCGCCCAGAAGCACGGGGACTTGGCCGAACAGCACCGTCAGTTCGCAATGCAACTCCAAGCAGCCAACCCCACTGGCTACATCCAAGCCATTTCCGGCCACGGTGATGCCTACGGCGCACATTTGGATGCCCAGCGAGTTGCTTTTATGATGGCCCCAGTGGTCGTTGACCAGCACTGGGATGGGAAGCACGGACAGATTCTCCCGGCGAGGTGGAATACCGAGAACAAGGTGTGGCGAGCAGCCCACCGTGCGTTCTTGATGTCGCAGCAAGCGTTTAACCGCACCTCGTTCGACACGGGCGTTGCCAAGAGTATGGGCGAAAGTCTTGCTGATGTCATCCGTCACGACCAAGACCACGACGATTGGCACGCAATGCACGGCGACCCGCCCTGCAAGTCAGAAGCCGACTGCGCTCGTATGCGGGCCAAGTATGCAGAGGTGAAGGCCGAAAACGGTGTCCAAAAGGGAGACGTTCCCGGTCACGAATTCCACGGTAATCAGTATGCCGAAGCACGCAGTGCGAACGACCACCTAAAGATTGCAAACAACTTGCATCTTCAGCACGATGACGAAGCCGACCCAGAGAGTGTGTCGGCACAGCACGAAATCGCAGCATCGCTACACCGTGATATGTCTAGCAAGTTGCGCGACCTTGCTCAAAACGCCTTAGATAGCCAGCACCCCATTACCTCCAGTTCTTTGCGTCACGCCGCTGAACTTCACGCAGAGGCGGCTCAGGCACACGAAGAAGCAGCCAAAGTGACTGCTGAAAAGGGAATTGGTCGAGAAAGTATTGACGCCGCTTTCCCAGCCGTTAGAGCAAGCCGTGGCGCAAATGAGGCTACTGACCAAGCACTCAATTTGGCAGGGGACACGGGGCTTGCTCCAGTGTCTTCGTCCTTCCCCAGTGGCGCACCTCACTACAACTACTGAAAAGCAAAACCATTGGTAGCATTATTGCAACCACGACTTAGTAAAGGAAGTCCAAATGTCGGATTACGATTCGCAAATTGAGGAATGGCTGGTTCTGGCGAAGGGTGGCCCCGGTTCGGGTGAACACGAGGGACACCCATTCCGTGGCAACGGCACCACCGGTGGTGTCCCACAGTCTCGGAGCCACGACAACCCAGAAAGCGAAAAGTCGTGGAGCCACGGTCAGCACCTTGACGCTGCATCGTCACATATGGCTGCTGCTCAGGCTGCGTTGATGCGTGGTAGCCACGGTGTCGCAATGCGCCACTTCAACACTGCTGCTCGTCACTACGCTTGGGCTGCTGCTCGGCTCAACACCAACGGCGCAGACCCGATGCTTCACCAGACTGCGAAGACTGGCTACGCTGCTGCCCACCACGCTGGCGACACTGCTGAAATCGCCAACAAGGACGTTCGTGCCTACGCTTCTGCGCTCCGTTCGGGTGCTGATGCCCACACCCTCTCGCTTCTTGCAATGAAGGCTCAGGCGAGCCACAGTGAGGCAGTCAAGGCTGCAACCACGGCAATGAACAACGAGAGTGAAATCGGCGCACACCGTATGAGTGCTGCCATCTCCGGTGCCATCCCGCAGGCAGAATCGGCTTAGTAATGCTGGTTGAAAAGGATGGCTCAGTGACACTTCCGGTGGCGTTGGCGACTTGTCTCGCTGATGCCACTGTGATGTATCACCGCGTCCACGCTTTTCATTGGAACATCGTCGGCACCGACTTCCCCCAGTACCACGCAAAGTTTGAGGAAATCTACAACGACGTGTGGGAAAGCCTTGACGGTCTTGGTGAAAACCTCCGCAAGGTCGGCGTGTTCGCCCCTTTCCGGTTGACTGACCTTGCTGGAATCGCTTCGGTGTCGGACATCCCGGTTGCCGATTACGACCACACGACGCTCGTGACCGACCTCATCGCAGTAAACAACGGTGTGCTGGAAAGCCTGAACTCGGCGTTCCAAATCGCTAGCAACACTGGCAAGCAGGGAATTGCAAACTTCCTCGCTGGTCGAATCGAAATGCACGACAAATGGGCTTGGCAACTCCAAGCCTCACTCGGTTAGGACAAAAAATGACCCAGAACCCATTCCACCCAGACGCACTTGACCCAATCGGCAAGTCACTCACTGAAATCCTCAAAGGTGACCTTCCGGGACACGAGTTTCGTGGGAACCAATACACCCAAGGTAGCGCACAGGACACGGCAACTCGTCTGGCCCAGTTCGTCACAAAGAACCGAGGGAACATTTCACCATACGGGGCAAAGGAAATCGCTCAGGCTCACGTTGACCACGCTGGCTACCACAACAAGATGGCAAAATATCTTCACGAGCAAGCCAATGCAGTTGCCCTCAATGGGATGGGCAACGTTGCGCTGGCAAAGCAAATGGAAAAGGAAGCGCAACTCCACGACAAGGCTTCTTCAGCGCACCTCGCTGCTTCTGAAACCGTGCTAAAGGCTCAGGGTGAGTGGGGTGGACGCTTGGGTCTTGACGAGAAGAAGCCGACCGCTTCCCAAGTTTCTGCTGCGAGCAACGCTGCTGCAAAGGCAACTGTCGCTGCTTCTGGCCCACAAACCACTGCTGCACTGGGATGGCAAACTCCTGATATCCAACTTCCCAGTGGCGCACCTTACTTTCTGGCGAAGGGTGGCCCCGGCAGTGGCGCACAGGCTGGCCACCCTTTTGAGGGGAACCAGTACGCCACTGGCGGTGGCCGTGGTGATGGCCCCAATGACCTCACTCGTGGGCAAAATGCGCGCAATGTAGCGACGGCAGCAAGTGACATTCGTGCTAATGAGCGAGCAGGCGTTCCCCAGACCAGTATGCATCAGAGTATTCTTGATAGACACATCGCTATTGGCAAAGAACTCCTGAAGGTTGCCGAAGATGCCAAGGCTGACCCAGCATCGGCCACAAGCCAGATGGTCAAAGATGGCATTCGTGGTGCCGAACTTGCTGCACAAGCCCATTTCGCTGCTGCACAGGCCCACATTGACGCAGCGCCATTCAGTAACACCGTCCATCCCGGCGCTTGGGAGAAGTCACGACTTGACCACGCCGAGGCTGCTAGCCACGCTGCTGCTGCACTGACTGAAGACCCGATGACGGCAGGCCAACGAGCAAATAGCCGTGTGACGTACTAATAAATGGCCACTACTTCACCAAACCAAACTTCGCTGTGGGCAAACACACCGGGCAGTAGCGTCTCTTGCTCTACTGCTTCTGGTGGAACCACGCTTTTGGTCGCCAACCAGCAACGTCAGGGCGTTTGGATTACAAACGGTTCCAGCACGGCTGGCAACATTCTCTGGCTCTCTCTCGGTGGCACGGCAGCCACGGGTGCTGGAATCGGAGTACAACCAAGTTCCAGTTGGTTTTCCAATCAGTTCAGTGGACAAATCAACGGGATTGCAACTAACGCCACGATTTCCGTGGGCATTTCGGAAATCTAAGAAAGGGCAGTGAAATGACTGTTTCCAACGCAGAAATCGCAGAGTGGATTTTGAAGTCCTTTGGCTACGATGTCATCAAGGATATGGCTGGCCACGAGTTCCACGGCAACCAGTACACGCAGGGTTCCGGCAGTGGCCCGAACACCACTTCTAACCCCGAACTGCACCGTCAAGGCGATGCTGGACGTGACCGTTGGGCCGCAATGGTCAGTCGCTACAACGACCCCGGCCGCCAATACCGTGAGGGTACGCCTGATGCAGGTAGTGGAAAGGTCGGCCACGCCGAAGGCCCAATGCCCCAGATGGGTACGCCTGATGCAGGTAGTGGAAAGGTCGGCCACGCCGAAGGCCCAATGCCCCAGATGGGTACGCCTGATGCCACGCCGAGCAAGCCCGGTATGTCTGCTCACGCCAGTGGTCTTGGTAGTGGTGGTGCGGGTAGCCCCGACATTACGCAGGGTCACGCTTTCCAAGGGAACAAGTACGCAGGCGGTCTTCCGAAAGACCACCCCCTCCACGACATACTGCACGAAGAAGGCTAGTAAGTATTTCCAATTCTCGGTGTAGTCTTTCTAAAGACGCGAAAGGATTTCTCGTATGATTCAAGTTCCAAACACCACGCCAGACGTTGTGACCTTTTACCAAAAGGGCCGTGACGAGGTGGCTGGGCGCATCGCTGGCGACCAGATTGCCAAGGCTGCCCGTATGGAAGTTGAGGCTCTTTCAGCAGTTGACAACGCCAACTTCCGTCTTGTGAAGGCCACCGAGCAGATGAAGGCCGCTGAAATCGCCTACTTCACTGCCGTTGAGAAGGGCGCATCGAACCGCGAAGAACTGCGCTCAATTTACAACAACACGCTCGCTGGCTACCGTGACGCTGACAAGGCTGCTGAAAAGGCTGTTGACGAACTGTCGCTCGTCAAGTCTGCTTTGGAAGGTCTTCGTGACATCGCCAAGCGTGAAGTTTCGGACACGGAGCGTCAAGACCTCGCTGAAAAGGGTAAGGCTATGCCCGACGGCTCCTACCCAATCAAGACGGTTGGCGACCTGAAGAACGCCATCTCGTCGTATGGTCGTGCCAAGAACCCAGATGCGGTCAAGGCGCACATCATCGCACAGGCAAAGGCTCTGAATGCGACTGACCAACTTCCCGAATCTTGGTCAGATTCCACCACCAAATCACTCCGAAAGGACGCGGCGATGGCCGATACTTACAACGAAGCAGTCCCGGCTGCGCTGAGGAACCTCTGCCCATCCTGTATGGGACACGGCGAGGAATCTTGCCCCACCTGCAAGGGCGCTGCTGCCGTCTCTGACGAAATGGTTCTGGGTTCGATTTACGACTACCCGGACAACCCGGAACACCCGATGATGAAGAACGCTTTCAGCACCGAGGCGTTGCTTACCCGTGACTTCCAAAAGTCGGCTGCCTACCAGAACTACATCTTCACCAAGGGTGGCGAGGGTTCTGGCGCACAGCCCGGTCACCCGTTCAACGGCAACCAGTACACCGGTGGCGTTTCCACCTCTGCTCGTGGCATCAAGGAAGGCTGGAAGTCCAAGATGGCTCGCTACGCCAAGGCTGCCGAAGGCCACCTCGCTAACGGTGTCAAGGCAATGGCCGATGGTCGTGCGCTGAAGGCTGCTGGCCAACACGCTGCTGCTGCTGCCAAGTTCTTGGAATCCAAGGGCCACTTTGAAAAGGGTGCTGGCGCACACTACGGAATCAGCACGGTTCTGAAGGAACACGCTGACCACCCGGACGTGAAGTCGGGCAAGAATATGCCTGCCGGTGTCCAGTCCCAAGGCTTCCACTACGGCGAGGCTGACCGCATCCGTACTGACCTGAAGGCTGGTGCTGCGTACCAAGCCGACCTCGCAAGTCGCAAGGCTGCTGGCCAGTAAATCCACACATTGTCGTAGCAGTGCCACTACTGAAATCCCGAAGTCTGGGATAAAGTAGTGGCACTTGCTATTTCTAGGAGAACTTATGTCTTACGATGGTCAAATTCTTTCGTGGGTCAAGTTCGCTCGTACATTTGAAATCCACAAGGCCGGAGATGCTTCTGGCTTAATTGACTGGTACGAAGACGGTGCTGATGGCCAGATTGACTGGGGCCAGCCCGGAGACTTTGAGCAATGCGTCGCTATTGCTGGAAAGTATATTGACAACCCCGAAGGCTTTTGCCAACTGCGTCATATTGGAGCAACCGGGGAGCCAGCAGGCCACGCCGAAGGTGAAATCTCCAAAGCCGATGACGATACCGACTACACGGGCATCATTTCTGACCGCAAGGGCGAGCCAGCGAACAAGAAACTCTACAGCCGGGTCAAGGCAGACGCAAAGAAGAAGTTCGATGTCTACCCATCAGCAGTCGCAAACGGCTGGGTTGTCCAAGAGTACAAGCGTCGTGGTGGAACCTACAGGAAGCCTGTAGCAAAGTCAGAATCCTTTACCCCTCCAAAGGGCGTTCAAGAAGCAGCGAAGAAGGCTTTGGCGTGGATGAAGGATGGAAAGGCTGGCGACGGATTCACCTCAGTGGGCCGTAAACGAGCCTCAGACCTCGCCAACGGCCACGCTGTGTCTATGGACACCCTGAAGCGTATGAAGGCCTATTTTGACCGTCATCAGGGCGACAAGGATTCACCACACTGGGATGAGCCAAGCCCCGGCAAGGTGGCGTGGTATGCGTGGGGTGGCGATGCTGGCTACTCGTGGGCCAAGTCGGTTGTGGGCAGTGAAATCCAAAAGGGCGACTTCCTCGGACACATCTTCCACGGAAATCAGTTCACGGGTGGAGAAGCGTCAGGCCGTGCTGAAAAGTTGTCTTCCAAACTGAGCAAGAAGACCTACACTGACCCGGCATCGGCAGGCCCACTCATCAACGAAGCCAGAGACATTGCCGACATTCACCAAGACCGTTGGAAGCAAATCGTCTCATCCATCCATAACTTCCCAGAAGGCTTGCAAAGCGACAAGGCTAGGTTCCTCTCGTCGCTCGCCAGTGACCAGTGGCGGGCCTACTCAGCCAATTCAGCAACGGCAGATGCTATCGAAAAGTACCTGCGGGCTGGGAAAAACTTCAAAATTGTTCCAGCAGCAGCAATGAAGGCAGCAGCAGCCAGCGCACAGGCCGACAAGTCGTGGGAACGAAACAAGGACTTCATCAGCACCAACACGGGCCAACTCGCTCTCACTAAGGGTGATGACCCCGGCCACCCCTTTCGTGGGAATCAGTGGACAGGTGGCGAAGGCAACACTGCCCCGGACAATAAATCACCACTGGAAGGCGTGAAGCCAAACCCCACGAGCCAAGACTTGGGAGAACGAGTTCTCACTCCAAAGGGCGATACAAGGGAAGACAGAAGGCAGTTTGCCGTCAAAGTGCTGAAAAGCCTGAACGACGGGAAGCAACCCGTCATTGACGAGAAGAACTTGGAAACCCTTTTTGAGGGGATGAAGGGTGGAATCGGCCACGAGTTCCTGAAGTCCAACATTACGGAACTTCGCATTGACGGAACACGGTTGATGGGCAAGGACGGTCTGGGCATCGCACGAGTGGATATGCCTCAGGTGGAAACCGAACAACGCCCACAGTTCCTCAGCGACTTGGAGAAGAACAACGGCGTGACGGCAACCAAGGAAGACGTTGACCCAACTACCTTGAAGCCCGTGCAGAAGGAAGTGTTTGCAGTGAAATCTGCTGCCATCTTCCGGTCTTTCAAGGACAGTGCCATCCCGGACAAGATGAGGATTCTCATTTCCAAAGATGGCTACGTCCTTGACGGTCACCACACTTGGGCAGCAGCAGTTGGCATCCACTTCCACAACGGAGCCAAGATGCCTGTCTACCGACTGTCGGTGAACCACGGCGAAGCGTTGAAACTCACCACCCAGTGGGCTAACGCCAACAACGCCGAGAACCAAGGGCGAGGGAAGCCGACGGCAACCAAGAAGGCACTGGACTTCATCACTTCGACGCTCCTTTCCGAGTACTTGTTCTTCAAGGGGGACTTGCAGGGTCACGTCTTCCGAGGCAACCAACATTCCAAAGGTGGAATCGTTCGATTCGACCCTTACAACGCCCTCTTTACGGCTCACTGCGCTTCAGGGCATCAGAACACTGTCAGGGTGCCAGAGCAGTGGATTGGTAGAAACGCAGACGGTTCGTTCAACGGCCAGTTCGTGACCGGTGCGCCGGTGTACGTCTGCTCTACCTGCTCACGCCCCATTGACAACCGTTGGCAACTCGTGAACGGCCAGAAGCCAGTATCACCACCTTCAACCCCGACTGGTAGCCTTTACCTTGGGTTCGGCCAGTCACCGAAGAACTACGTCAAATAGGAGCAGCGATGAAGGCTAGAGACATTTTCACCAACCTGAAGAAGGACGCAACCCCGGCTCCCGAAGCCAAGATGCTCTACTTCTACAACGTTTCGATGCCCGAAAACGGTTGCTACGGGACTGCCACGCTGGAAAACGGCGTTCTGACTGCCGATGAGGGAACCGCAGCCAATATGGTGCAGGCCATCCGTGACCGTGCAGCCAACGACGGGATGGACAACTTCACGGACAGTGAAATCTACGACTACCTGAACGGTTGGAGCAACGGACTGATGTTCGCCACCGACGAGCCTACGACGTGGACAGTTGACTAATGGACTGGAGAAGCATCACCACAATTCTGAAAGGTGATGTACCCGGACACGACTTTCACGGTAATCAGTGGGTCAACGAAGCCGGTGGATTCAACGTCAAGGGCAACAAACCCCGTGGTGGTGGAAAGAAGCCCAAGGCAGCAGTTCGTCAGCCAGCAGCCCCAAAGAAGCAACCAGCCCCACGCCCTGCCCCTCAGAAGCCAGCAGCGAAGAATCCAAAGCAGCGTGACCTGAACAGCGTGTTGTTGTCCATCATCAACAACCACCTCAATGCTCAGAAGCAGCCGACATCAACGCCTGCCGACTACGCCCCATCACCAAAGGAAGCCAAAGAGCCACCCTTTAAGCCGGGCAAGGGATTCTTACCCTTCACCAGTGAAAAGATACAGAACAACGATGAATCTCTGCATCTCGGTGGAGCGCAGCAAATCAAGATGGGCAAAGTCACCTTCGATGACGGCTCCAAGGGTGTAGCGAAGACCATCGGGCAATGGAACGGGATTCCAGCAGAAGAAATGGCGAAAGCCGAAGTGCTGTCATCCAAAATCGGACAGGCTATCGGTGCGCCTATTCGTGACTGTATCGGCGTTCCCGGCCAAAAGGATGCTGTAATCCAGCCGTGGGTGCAGGGCGAGACGTGGGCAACTTGCTGCGGGCCGATGGCAATGATGCGGAAAGAGAACTTTAACCCCGGCACTGGCGACCCCGACGGGTACCCGCCCCAATTCCGTGCAGCCCTTGGTGAAATGCGCCTGTTCGACACAATGGTCGGCAACGGTGACCGACACTGCGAGAACGTGATGGTCACGAACACCAACCCGACTGCCTTTGAGCCGTTCACAAAGAAAGACGGCTCCCAAACCGTTCGCCTGAAGCAGGGATTGACCATTGCCGACGCAATCACCCCAGATTCCAAACTGGTCGGCATTGACCATTCGCTGGCGTTCCGTTCCTTGTTTCCACCAAGTTCACGAGAACTCCAAAGCGTTGTGACCCAGTACAGCATTAAGCCGTCCCGATTGAACCAAATCAACAAGTCCCTGAAGTCTCTCATCAGTGGTGGAACCCTGAACCAAGAGGAACTTCCAAAAGTCAAGGTAATGCAAGCAACACTGGAGCAGGCTTTCCCCAAAATCATCAAGTAGTCTTTATATGGGTGAAATGGTATGAACTTCCGACAAATTCTCGAAATCCTTAAAGGTGACGTTGTAGGTCACGAATTCCACGGCAATCAGTGGATTAACGGTTCAGGAAAGTTCAATGCAGGTGGTGGAAAGCCCCGACCAGCAGCGAAGCCGAAGCCTGCCGGTCAGCGCAGGGCAGCCGCGCCAAAGCCAGCACCAGCCCCACGCCGTGTTGCAGCCCCCAAGCCCCCGGCTCCTACCCCACCACGCCCCGAAACACCAAAGCCAACTCCACCGCCAGTAAAACTCCCTGAGCCTCAGCAATCCCTGAAGCCAGCCGTCAAGGACTGGAATGAACCCGGCCCCAAGGTTCTGGCCACCAACGAAATTGCTTCCTACGACAAGAAGTTAGGTTCCAAGGGTGGAGCGCAGAACACTGGACTGCAACTCGTCACGATGAAGGATGGCAGTGCCGGTGTGGTGAAGGGTCTAGCAGAATGGGGAAAAAATTCCCCAAAACAACTTGCTAAGGCCGAAGTCGCTGCTGGAAAAATCGGCGCAGCGATGGGTATTTCAATTGCCAAGGCTGAGCCGGTTCCGGGTGAGCCGAAGAAGATTGTGATGCCCCTCATCAAGGGTGAAACAGCATTTGACAGTCGTGGAGCAGACAATGTTTCATCGGAGTGCAACCAGCAGCGAAACGAAATGTACTTTTTCGACAAGTTGATTGGCAACGGTGACCGTCATTTTGGAAACTTTATGTACACCAATCTGACCCCCCGCAACTGGGTCACTCAGGATAGCCAAGTCGTAGCGATTGACCACTCGCTTTGCTTGGGAAACGCCCGTTACGAGCCTTTTCCACCACAGTCCTCCGACCTTGTGCAATTTGCTGTGTTGAAGCACATAAACTCCGATAGGTTGACCCAGATGTACACCGGCCTGAAGGATTTGCAGGCAGCCAAGAACAACACCACCTTTGAAAAAGATGCTGTTGATAAGTGCGTCGGAGTAATGGAAAAGGCGTTCCCCTTTGTCACTGGCAACGACCCAACTGCGAAGAAGATGTACGACAGGATGGTCTAGTGACGTTCCAACCGAACTTTGTTAAATTCACCAACACTGACGTAATCGGAACGGAGCCTTTGGAAGGTCGCTTCAAGGGGAACCAGAACGACGGTTTCACCTACGTCCGGTTTGCCGATGGCTCTGGTGGCATCATCAAGACGATGAAGGACTGGGTTGGCAACAAGACCGGCAGGCTCTACCCTGCTGAAATCTTGGCAGCGCAGGAGTACTTGGCATCGCTGGTGGGCGAAACAATGAACGCCCCGGTTAGGGACTGCCACTTCTACGGCTCTGGTGCCAAGACCGTCATTATGCCGTTCATCGTCGGCCAGACTGGTGAAGAAGCCGGGCAGACCGAGTTGCCGGAGAACGCTCAGGGAACAGCACTGAAACTGTTCGACTACCTCACCGCCAATGCAGACCGTCGGCCCAAGAATTGGATTTCCACCCCCGACGGGCGCATCGTGGGCATTGACCACGCCTTGTGCAACTTCCGGCCCCGTGTTCTAAAGCCTGATTTCGTTAGCGACCTTTGGAACAACGGAGTATCACTAGAATCGCTGCTCATTCTCCAGCCGAAATTGGCAAACCTCGCCATTGACTTCCACCAGATTGGAATGGGCGACAAGCACGAGACAATGATGCAGAACTTGTCTCAACTCATCGCGGCTTTCCAAACCTTGGCCAAGTTCGCCACGGTAGTGAAATCCGTTGTGGGGGCAGACCGAATCGTTGTCAAGGGCGACGAGCCGGGACATCCGTTCAGAGGCAACCAATGGACTGGTGGAAACGCCGAACTTGCTAAGGGCGCAGCCGAATACGCCAAGAGCGTCGGCTTGCAGCGACCCGACATTGACTACTCCAAGGTGAAAGTCAACCCGTCACGGGCTTTGGAAATCGCCAAGGACTACGTTGCACTGCCGTCTGTGGATGAATCCACTCGTGCTGCCTACCGAGAGTTCGTCAAGGAAACCCATCAGCAATTTGAGTACCTAACCAAGACCCTTGGGGTCAAGGTCGAAGTAGTCAAGGAAGACCCGTACAAGGATGCTGCTGAAATGGCAGCAGACGTTCACGACAACCATCACTTGGCCGTTCTGTCTGCCAGTAGCACTGGTGGCCACCCGTTCGTCACCAACCGGGAAATCGAAGAATTCCGTGCTGTCCACGACGCTTTTGGACACGCTGCCACTGGGCGCAACTTCGACAGGAATGGTGAAGAAGCGGCGTGGGCCAGCCACGCCTCAATGTATGGCCCACTCGCTCGTCAGGCAATGACCACTGCAACTCGTGGTCAAAACTCCGTGATGACCCAACTCGGTGGTGGATTCCCAGAGCAGAAGGGCGCACTGCTCCCAGAGAAGTGGTCAGACCCATCAACAGTGGGGATGTCCGATGATGTAGTGAAATCTGATGGCGACATCCGGCCCTGCTTCGCCGGTGGCCGAGCGCAATACGACTATCAGCAGTCGGATGTCCAAAAGGGCGACGTGGATGGTCACCAATTCCACGGGAACCAGTGGGTCACTGTCGGTGGCAAGTTCAATGCTTCTGGTGGAAAAGCAAAGGCTCCGAAGGCTGCCAAGGCTCCAAAGCCCCGGAAGCCACTCATCCCAGCAGCCAAGCCACCAAAGGCTGCACAAGTAGCCAAGCCAAAGCCTGTTGCCCCATCACCACCGCCTGCCCCTCAGCCTCAGCCTGCTCCAAAGCCAGAACCCAAGGTGGAAAAGCCCTCGGCACCGTTGGCCCCGGCCCCGAAGTCGGCCTCAATTGGGCATATCGCTGCAAAGAGCGAGTTTCCACCGGCGACAACTGCGCTCATCAAGAAACTTGTTTCCGAGTACACCGACAAAGTGGTGTTTAATAAGGAAGACAACCCCGAACAAAGAAGGGCAACGCTTCAAGAAAACCTCACCAACTTGCTGTTGCAACCCACCGAATACTTGCGACAGCGTGACATTGCTGTAAAAAACAAGTCCAGCGACCCGTCAAGTACAGCAATTCTCCAAATGCTCGGCTACTCCGAGAGGCCAACTGTACTCAGTGAAAAGCAGTTTGCCAATACGCCGGGACAGGTTCTTTATTCTGGCCTTACGGACGGCAGCAGTGGCATTATGACGAAGTTGTCGCAAATGTACTACGGGGATGTCCCCCGTTATGGTGGTGGAATGTATGGAGCAGCGTTTTACACCTCTCCGGGCAAGTTGACCCCAGCCGGTTATGCTAATTACAACGGGACAAATGGTTGCATTTTTCGTTGCAAATTAGACAATCCTGCCAATGTTTGGCAATCTGATTACAATCAAAAGGACAGGCCGAGTAACCAGCAACCATATCTGCATAATAGCGACTTGCTGAGCGATGAAACTGCTGCCTACATTGAAAGGTCGTTTATAAACGAAATTCCCGGCGAAGCACACTTTTCACCAGAACAACAAAAAACTCTTGCGTCTATAGGAGAGGCATTTCCTCATCTAGACGACGCATTTGTTGGTTATGAAATTTACAGTACTCTCCCAGCACTTGCGGGTTTCGACGCTTACCACGACACTACGAACAACTACACAATGGTGTTGAATCGCAGTTCGATGATTCTGCCTGAAAACACCACAGTTTCCGTAAATATGAAAGAATCATACTTTGGAGAAGGGGGTGCCTTACCCAATCCAATTGCTGAAAACCGAGATGGGTTGAAGGATGTCCCTGTCCCGTTGCCCGACAAAGTTGAGAAAGGCGACCTCGTTGGACACCTGTTCCACGGTAACCAGTACACGAGTGGCATCCAAGTAGCAACGTTCTTGGCTTCAGCCCTGTATCGCAGGGCAGCGAAGAACGAACCGGGCATCACCAAAGAGATTGCCGAGACTGCTACCGAAGTAGGGGCGCAGCGCATTAAACCAGACAAGGTGCTGAAAAGCGCAGATTCGCTGGCTCGCAAGATTGCCCTTGACGCACGAGACTTCGTTGGCCCCAAGTCCGAAGCCGAACAGCAGGCATCGCTGACGGTCAAGGATTCAATTCGCTACACCTTGGCGTTGGATGAGAAGAAGTTCAGTGACGGAGTGAAATCGGCTTTGGCAGACCTCCGTAAGGAAGGCTATGAAACCATTGCCATTCGCAACTACTTCAACACCGACCCTCACAACTCCTACAAAGGCATCAACGGCCTGTTCCGCGACCCCATCAAGAACCAAATGTTTGAGGTGCAGTTCCACACCCCGGAATCAGCAGCAATGGCCACGAAGACCCACGGAATCTACGAGCGCATCCGTGACCTGAATCCAAAAGACCCTGCCTACATCAAGGGTCAGGCCAAGATGGTGAAAATGTGGGCCAAGGTTTCCATTCCTGCTGGCGTGGAAGACATCGGCACCCGGAGTATCAAGGCTTCTGCGTGGACGTACTACGAGTATTCCACCACCGAAGGAAAGCCGTTCGCCTACTACCGATACGACGGAACTGACGCAGAGGCTTACGTTGAGGGACAGTGGATTCCAGCATCGGCGTTCTTGGAGAACTGGATTGAGGGCAACCCACTTCTGACTGAACTTGACGGCCCACCAGAGGAAGCGATTTCCAAAGGTGACGTTCCCGGCCACCAGTTTCACGGTAATCAGTGGTTGACCGTCGGGGGTGGCTTCAACACCCGTGGTGGAAAGCCGAGTTCGGCAGCCAAGGCCCCGGCGAAGGCACCAAAGGCACCCAAAGCAAAGGCTCCGAAGGCTCCTAGGGTTCCAAAAGCCCCTAAGCCTGTCGCATCACCACCAGAGCCGAAGCCAGAACCAAAGCCAGAGCCAGAGCCAACCCCACCAAAGGCCGAGACACCAGCACCCGAACTAGAGTTCAAAAGCGAGTTGTCACCAAAGGAGACTGCTGAAATTCGCCAGTACGTCGAAAACGCTTCAAAGGACATCCCAATCTCAGGCCAACTTGGAGACAAGTCGCAAGATGACGCTCGTAGGGCGTTGTTCGCCAAGAATTTGACAATGGTGTTGTGCAACCCCGGCGAATACAACAGGCAATTCAAAATTGCAAAAGAGCAACGAAGCAACGACCCTATGAACGCAGCAATTCTTCAGATGCTTGGATACGGAGCAAAGCCAAGGGTTGTCAGCGAAGAAGAATTTGCCAAGGTACCAACTCCGTGCCTGTTCTCCGGCATCAAGACCGGCTCAACTTCAGTCGGAACCAAGATGTCCCAGTTGTACTACGGGAAGGTTCCTCGCTACGGTGGTGGTTTTTACGGAGCAGCGTTCTACACCTCCCCTGAGAAGTACACCCCGGTACAGTACACGAGAAGTGGTAGAGGTGGAGAAAGTTGCATTTTTAGAGCAAAGTTGGAAAGCACATCGAACACTTGGACTTATGACGGCTTGGCCTACGAGAGGCCAAAAGGTATTTCACTGCTGCCCTTGATGAAACAGGGCATCACCCCAGACCAAGCGTCGGCTTACGGCAAAATTGACGCAGTAATGACCGACTACTCAATGAGGATGAGTGCCGTTCCAGCACTTGCTGGCTTTGATGCCCTGACCGCATCGCAAGTTGGTAATAACAACGATGACTACACGATGCTGTTAAACCGTGGTGCTTTGGTTCTCCCGAAGAACATCACCATTGGTAGTGACATATCCTTTTACGAGACTACCTTTGATGAAAAGGGCGCAGTAGGCAACAAACTGACCAACGTGCCGGTTCAACCATACGAAAAGCCCGTACAAAAGGGCGACGTTGAAGGCCATCCCTTTCACGGAAACCAGTGGACAGGTGGAGAGGGTGGCAGTGAAATCTCCCAAGCCGAGAGCAAGCCGGGGGACAACGTTTCCGTGTACCTCAACAGTCGCAAGGTCGCAGAAGCGGTGGAAAAGGGTCTAACAGGCCCCAAGTGGGATATGAAGGTTCGTGGTGACTGCAAAGCAGCAATCGCCAAGGACATTGCTTCTCGCCTCGGCCCCGAATGGGATGAAGCGTTAGGCAGCAGGCAGCCAGAGGAACGGGCAGCAGCCGTCAGCAAACTCGTCTCGGAATGGGCCAACACGTCGAACGACACTTCTCCACTGTCATTGGCAATGCAGCAATTAGCAGCCAAGGAGTTCGGTCTTGCTGGACATTTTGACTGGGATTACAAAGAAGCAGCAAGGCAATTCCTCGGCTACAGCAGTAGGGGGAAACTTGATTCAGCACAACAAGACCAAATTACAAATTTAGCAACAGCAACACAGGCACAAGTTGACAAACTTGTCAGTGAAAACGGTGACTTCTACAAGGCTTTCCTCCGGGCGCAGTACAACGCAACGCAGGATTACTTCAAGGCTGCTGGAATCAAGGAAGTTTCCGTGTACCGAGGGATGACTTTCCGTTCTCAAAGTTCTCCACCGGATTGGACAAAAGGTTTTAAAACAAATTCAGAAGTGCCACTTCGCCCGCTTTCTTCGTTTGCCTATTCAGCAACCGAAGCAAGTCATTTTGGCGAAGTTATGATTTCTGGCACCGTCCCAGTAGAGCGAGTTCTGTCGTGTGCTAAAACCGGCGTGGGTTGTCTAGACGAAGACGAAATTGTTGTAATGGCTGGCCCCGGCAAATGGCAAGTCAATGGTCAAAACGATTTTCGCAATGCCGATTTGCAAGGTGCCAAAATTAAAGACATTGCAGAGTACGCTAATTTTTCGGGTGCCAACCTCCAAGGCGCAAAGTTTGAAACCCCCTCACAAAACGCAAATTTTTCAGGGGCAAATCTTACAAACGCTGACTTTTCAACAGACCGCACTCCTTTTTTGAATGGCAACGGCTCCAACGGAAACCTTAACCACGTTTGGTATGGCGCAAACTTCAGCAATGCCAACCTCACTGGCGCAAACTTGTCGGGTTCATTTTTTTCAGCAAGCGATTTCATTAAAGCCAATTTTTCTGGGTGCAACTTGTCAAAGGCCGAGATTGGCAACTCACGCCTTTCGGAAGCCAATCTTGAAGGTGCAAACCTTGAAGATGTAAACTTTAGAGATGTAAGCCTTAAAGGTGCAAATCTTGCTAACGCAAACCTGTCAGGAGCAGAATTTGCAGCCGTGCAGTCTGACAAAGACACCGTGCTTCCAAGCGGATACGAATTCAGCCAGTACGGAATCCGTCAAGTCAGTAGAAACGCGTAAACTGAGCCAATGGAAACCAACGCGTCAAACACCCTGAACGAAGACTGGATTAAGACCGGTACTTGGGACTTGTGGCGTATGAACACGCTCATCACCACCATCCCCGACCTGTTGTGGTTCTTGAACGTCACTGACGCACCCCTCGCAGACCAGCAGGCAGCCGTACTGAAAATGACGAAGATGCCGTCGTGGATTCCGGCCCCGCAGGAACTTAAAGATGCTGCGACGGCGTTCCTCGCCACTGGTGAAATCCAAAAGGGGGATGTCAACGGTCACGTTTTTCACGGGAACCAATGGGTCGCTGGCGAAGGTGGAAGTGGAATCTCCCCCGAAGCAACAAAAAAACTGTCCGAGGATGTCCAAAACTTCACGGAGTGGCTGACACAGGAAAAGGCCTTTGCTAGTGACCCTGCTGAAAACGAGCGACGGGCAGCCATCTTCCAAAGAAACTTCACGCACATCGTGTGCAACCCCGACGAGTACTGGAAGCAGTACACCATTGCCCGTGACAATCGGAACACCGACCCAGAAAGCGCAGCAATTCTGAGGATGCTTGGCTATGCCGAGAAGCCAACGGTGGTCAGTGAGGCGAAGTTTGCTGAAACCCCCGGCCCGTGCTTGTTCTCCGGCATTACTGCTGGAAGCAGTGGATTAGAAGCCAAACTGTCATCCCTTTATTTTGGAACGCCAAGGTTCGGTGGTGGAAACTACGGTGCTGCGTTTTACACATCAAGTACCAAAGACACTGCTGCCGATTACTCTAGGCCAGACGCTGGTGAACCGGCAGGTGGCTGCATCTTCCGTAGCAAGTTGGCCAACCCGTCGAACGTGCTGGAAAGTCAAGACATCCCGAACTCCTTTGGAGCAGCGGGCTGGGACACGATAATGAGCAAGAACCGGCTTTTCGCTGACGCTCAAATGTACGGTGGCGAAATCTATGGTGGAAACGGGCAGCAACAAGCCGCCTACCAAAAAATGGCTAAGGCAATTGCATTGCCCTTTGAAAGTTTCCAAATTGCCAGTTCGCTTCCTGCGCTCGCCGGGTACGACGCTTATCACGACAACAATCGCAACTACACAATGGTGCTGAATCGCAGCGCAATGGTTCTCCCTGAAAGCGTCAGCATTTCCCCCAACGGTTTTGGATACGACAACGTTGACGAGACTGGCGCACTTGACCCGGCCAAGAACGTGCTGGTGTCCTCACTCGCCAAGGACAGCGAAGTCGCCAAGACAGCCAACGCCCTGCTCGTTCAGGCCCTTGGAAGCAAACTGCGCTCCCACGACGCAATCACCAAGACCGTTCGGGGAATGAATGTCTCGGCAGCCGAGTACGACGCTTGGGTTGCCCGAAACGGACAGTGGTAGGATTTCACTATGGCAAATCAAGAGCGTGACCCGTCAACTTGGAAGTGGTCTGGCAACCTGTTCGGGGATGACGAAGATGACAGTTCCGAGGATGTTTCCAACGTTGACGAGGATTCGTCTGAGCCGGAAATCACCAAGACGGTCAATCCAAATCTGATTCCTACGTCTCGCTTCTTTAAGCGTCGCAAGTAGAAAGACCACCCCGTAGGGTGGCCTAACTACCGGATAGAGCAACTGACCAACAGGGTCAGGATAAGGCTATTACCAAGCGTGGCAGCCGTACTGGTCTGGTACTCCGTAGCCAGCGTTGATGCGCTTGGCCACAGCGACCTGCTGGACAGGCGTGGCATCAGCAGCGTTCGCCGGGAAGCCCATCCCGCGTGAGAAGTATCGCCAGTTGGAGTTGGTGATGCCGAGGCCCCCGGAGTAGAGCGAGCCTCTGACGTGCCAGTTTCCACCTTCCTCGCAAGAAGCCACACGGCTCCACTCACGCAGGTCGGTAGCAGTCACGCCCCAAGGCCAGCCCTTTGGAGCGTGGTGAACGACAGGTGGCTTGTGGGCCACTGGCGTATGCGCCACGGTGGTCACTGGAGCGTGTTTCGGCGCACCGTGAAGTGGGCCGTGGAAATTGGAATGGTGCGGAGCAGATGCCCCGGCTGGTTGCAACAACACTGCCCCGATAGCGACAACGGAGACAGCGATAAGGGAACGGATAGACAAGGTAGGCCGCATCGGACACTCCTTCAGGTCACGCGTCGTACAGCAGACGCAGGTTCTAGGTGGTGGTGGTGCGGGCAAACGCCATACGACATTCATACCCCAGTCCGGTTCCGGTGTGGAATACAACGGCCTCGCTTATTCAGCATCGGGTGTGTCGGCGTTATCACGGCCCTTATGGGGTCATTGGCCTCCCAAGTGGTTGATGAAAACCCTAGTCGGGTGACAGCAATGTGTCAAGTTGACGAGGGTTCAGTAAACGGAAGTTAGTCCCAGCCGTAGCATCCGCAGTAGTAGGAATCGAATTCAGCATCAGGCCGAGGCCTGAAGAACGGCAATGGATTGGCTGAGGGTTGCTCGCCACCGCACCCACGGAAGTAAGTGCAACGTGCTTTGCGCTGCTGCACCAGCGTGGTCGGCGCGGGTGGGTAGTGGTTGCTCGTGAGGTGTCCCATCAGTCGTACTGCCCATCGTTCTGCCAAGCCGGGGAGCCGTAGGTGTGGTGGTGATGACCCTTGGCACAATGCCACGAGCCGTACTCGTCGGTGAGAACCGTGGCTGCGCCACAGGGAAGAATCTCAATGCGAGGGTTATCGTCGTAGTCGTAGCCGACAACACGCTCTACGAGCCAAGCGCATCCTTCAGCATCCAATTCGGCCTGAATCTGTGCAAGTTCATTTGGGGTCAATGCTTCGATAAGTGGCATCTGTTTCCTCTCGTTTGGCACTACTAAACACTAGTCTAGCGAATGGGTGTCACAAAGTCAAGTCATTTCTTTAGGTTCCTTGCCCGGCATCACCAACCCTGCTACGGTTGCCCATATGACTGAAGCAATCGGAGTTGACCCCCTGACCGAAGAACGTTCACCACTTTGGCTGTGCGACGAGCCGGAGTGTACGAGAGCAACGGAGCCGGGAACCCCGGATGCTGAGGATTGGCTTCCAACTGAAGAAGCCCACTTCTGCCCTAAGCACGCCAACCTGCGCTTCGGCGGGAAGTAATGCCACACGCTCGCATCCTCGTGGGTGACGTGCGTACACGCTTGGCCGAAATCCCCGACGGTTCAGTCCGAACCTGCATCACCTCACCGCCTTACTTTGGACTTCGTGACTATGGCACGGGCGAGTGGGAAGACGGTTCACCAGACTGCGACCACATCGCTCCCCCAACCGGTGGCCCATCGAAGAAAGGCCAGCGAGGGAAGTTCTCGGCAGACGGCCAGTACAAGAACACCTGCCGAAAGTGCGGAGCGAAGCGCATTGACGCTCAAATCGGTTTGGAAGAAACCCCCGATGAGTACGTCGCCAATCTCGTGGCCGTGTTCAGTGAAATCCGTAGGGTGCTTACTGCCGATGGCACGGTCTGGCTCAATCTCGGAGATTCTTACGCCGGTAGTGGCAAGGGCGGGCAGAGTGCTGAAAAGCGCAGCAAGGGCTGGCAGCCTGAGTATGCGAACAAGGGCGCAACCTACGGGCTGAAGTCCAAGGACTTGCTCGGCATTCCGTGGCGTGTGGCTTTCGCACTTCAGCAAGACGGTTGGTATCTCCGCAGCGACATCATCTGGCACAAGCCCAACCCGATGCCTGAAAGCGTCACAGACCGACCCACCAAGAGCCACGAGTATCTGTTTCTGCTCACCAAGTCGCCAAGGTATTACTACGACCACGAGGCCATCAAAGAGCCGGTTGTTGATTTGGATGGCAAGCGCAACAGCCGAGATGTGTGGACAATCTCTACCAAACCATTCAAGGGCGCACACTTCGCCGTGATGCCAGAGGCCCTTGCAGAGCCGTGCATCCTTGCTGGTTCAGCACCCGGCGACACGGTACTTGACCCGTTTGCTGGAAGTGGAACGGTGGCAGTCGTTGCGCTGCGCCACGGAAGGAACTTTGTTGGTACGGAACTCAACCCTGAGTACAGTGAAATCGCACAAAACCGTATCTACGATGATGCCCCAATGTTCTACCAGATAGAGGTGGTCGAATGACGTTTGACGAATGGCTGGAATTTGGAATTGCTTCGGGTTTCTGTACCCAGCAGTACTGCGCTTTCCACGATTTTCCACCACTGACGGATGCCGAAGAAGCGTTGCTGGATGAAAATGACGAGATTTGCTACAGCGTTGTCCGGCTCGGAAGCCCAAGCGACTGGCTACAGGCGTGAAGGCCATCGTTCATATTCACCAACAGAAAATCAAGAAGGGCGAACCAGCCATCATCGTTCGCACCTACAAAGGGGTTGCTCACTACAGTGAAATCCTCATCAACGGCCCGATGCGCCTCGTGCAGAGCGACACCCCGGACAGATGTGGCGCACGGGTTTGGATTGAAACCGACACCGAGTACATCACCCCAGTGAGCGACTTCATTCTCTTTGGGGAGCAGTAGTGCTGGGCGAAGGTGAAAAACGGCTAGTCAGCCTTTGGTATGGGAACGGTTTCTACGCCAAGGTCTACGAAGAAGCCGACGGCTCGTTCCACGCATTTTTCACTACGCCCGACTTTGACAACATTGCCGACGCACTCCAGTTTGTGGATAGGATTGCCGTCATTCTCCTTGGGGGTTTGGAATAGTGGATTGTCCGCACGAATGGCAACTCATCGCAGTAGGAAGCAAGGTGTGGGTGAACTGCAAGAACTGCACGAAGCGGTTCCCGTTCACCACCGAGTTCAATGGAACGCCCTACAAGGGGCCTATTCCCGAAAGGTACCGATGAGGAAGAAAGAACTGAAGGCGTTGGTGGAAACCACCCGAAGGGATTTGGAAACCTGCCACCAGTTGCTCTACAAGTACGCCGAAGACATTGACAAGTTGATTCAGCACACCGTCACAACGGACAACAAGATTGCCGAAATCGAAAAGGAGAAAGACGTACTTCGCTACGCTTTTCACCTTGCCACTGGTCGGCTCGCAGCGCATCAAGGCATTGACTTCGACAACATCTCGGCCTTTGCCGACGCACTCATCTCCGAGGCAGAGCAAGACGCTCAGGATTGAATTGCAGTTGGCTGGCCAAGCCTTGGTAATCAGGGGACTGCTACTCCCATACCTATCTGTATAGTGCCAAAATCACCATCCGATAGGCAATGGTTTTTTTTATACGGCTTCCAACCTTGTCACCCAAGGTAGGAAATTTTGGATGGTGACTTCCAAAGAACCGTAAGTGGCAACCTGTCTTCTGACAACGCTCGTGGCTTAATGCCCTTTTTACCGTCGCCACGCCGACGTGCTTCCAAACACAGTATACCAACCCCACTACAGGGTGTCAAGAGAAATGACGAAGCGGCCCGTTGGAGAGGCCGCCTCGTCGGTACTTCTGGTGTTGGTTAACGCAGCATTGCAGTACTTCGGGTTAGGGCTTGGCAGACTGTCTGCCAACCGAAGCCCCGTTATCGTATCCACTTCAGCAGAGGTTTGCAACAACACACTCAACCCTGTACGGTAGTGAAATGCGAACGAAACCGAACACGCCACCCCGTCGTAAAGACGCAGAGATTCTTCGTTACATCGCTTGGCACTGTAGGGAGATGGGGTTTTCACCATCCATCCGAAGTATCTGCACTGCGACAGGAATTCGGAGTACATCAACGGTTCAGCAGATGCTGGTCAGAATGGAAGTCGAAGGCCGGATTCGCCGTGACGGGTACAAGCGCACCGTCATCACTGTCCAAGATGTTGACCCGGAGTTCTGCCAGCACGACTGGCGCATCACTAACAAAGATTGCATTGCCCTCGGAGAGGCGTTGGTGGAATGTCTGCACTGCCATCGGAGTACAGCCGTTGAGTTCCACCCGGATTGGAACGACTTAGAAACTTGCCCACGCTACACGGGTCAAGTGTAGGCAAACTAAATATCTGTGCTAACCTATGTGCAGCAACCCTAGTAGGGAGTTGAGGATGAGTTCACTGAACGAATTGGCCGAGAGGATTGCCAAGGAAATGACCCTTGGTACGCCGAACGACGAAGACTTGCACAACCTTGTCCAAAAGGCACTGACCCAGCAGGATGCCCTTGCGCGGCTGGCCAGTGAAAACGAAGCACTGACCAAGCAGGTGGCCGACCTCACTGCTCGCTTGGAATCCATTGAGCCGTTCACCCACCTCGTGCAGTACGCAGAGGGTTCTGCCTGATGTGGCCGTTCACCAAGTCCCGGCTTGTGTGGAAGAAGGGCGAGTTCAACGAATTTGAAGCAGTAGACGAGCCGTATCGCTACGTCGTTTGGTCGGGGAATGGAATCACCGAACTGCGCCTCATCCAGCGTGAGCAGTTCAACGGCATTGGTATGCCGTTCCAAGATTTCAGCATCTACACCCGTGACATTGACGCTGCGTTCGCTTTGGCCGAAGAAGTCAACAAGTTGATTCGTAAGGCTCGCCGGTACAAGTAAACGTCACACCGTTCTGCTATGGTGGAACGTATGTCCTCAACCCCTGTTTATCTCGGTGAGAAGCCCGACGGAGTATCACCAAGTCGGGTAAGCCAATTCAAAAACTGCCCTCGCCAGTACCAGTACGTCTCGGTGGAGAGACTGCCAGAGAAGAAGGGTGAGGCCGCATACCGGGGAACTATCTTCCACGCCGTGCTGGAAAACCTGTTCCGTGACGAAGCCCCCGAAGACCGGACAGTGGACAATGCGATGAAGCACTTCCGTTCGCTCTATCGGGAATATATGACCCCCGAAGCGATTGAAGAACTTGGCTTCGATGAAATCCGTGTGCAGAAGTACGCTGCCGAAATCACCAAGTTGATTCGCACCTACTTCACGATGGAAGACCCCAGTTCGATTGACGTGGTTTCCACCGAAATCCGTTTGGACTTGGATATGGGCGACTTTGGCCTGCGAGGAATCATTGACCGGCTAGACCGGCTCCCAGATGGCACACTCGCCATCCGTGACTACAAGACCGGCAAGGTTCCAAAGCCCCGGTACGAATCCAAGGCATTGGAAGCGTGTCAGGTGTACGCCTACCTGTGCGAAAAGGTTTACGGTGAACGGCCCAGCGTGATGAGCCTTATCTACGTCAAGGATGCAGTCACCATCGAAAAGACCGTGACGGACATTGACATCCGGGATGCTGAAACTCGTGTGCGTTCCGTGTGGGCAGCCATTGAGCGAGCCTACGAGACTTCCAATTTTCCAGCACAGCCATCCATCCTGTGCAACTGGTGTTCGTTCCAACAACGCTGCCAAGAGGACAACTACTCCGTCTTCTAGGCCCTCGGCAAGCGCAATATCGCGCTATTGCTTGACACTTCCAAAAAGTCTTCTACGATTTCAGTAGTCAAGCCCTAGATGGGCAATGAATCGTTAGGAGATGGCGTGGCTCGTAAGTTAGTCCGTCTGAACATCAAGGAGACTTCGGGCGTTGACCGCCCGGCGCACCTCCACGATGGCTGGGTAGTGATGAAGTCTGCCAATCCTTCTGACGTTGCTGCGGTTCTTGACGAAGTTCGCCCCGAAGACACTGAAATCGAATTGGCAGATGATGCCAACGACGAAGTGGAAGTCGAAGCGAACAAGGCAGTAATCCCCACCCTCGTTTCCAAGGAGGAAACTATGTCTTTCACCCCAGAGGTGTCAACCCCAGAGGTTGTCATCATCCCTGAGGCTGCGAGCGAGGCTGACATCATTAAGGCGATGCCTGCGGCTATCCGCAAGATGCTGGATGACGCTTCGGCTAACGCCGAGGCTGCACTCCGCAAGGCTGCTGCCTCAGAGCAGGCTCTTTTGGCCGAGCGTGACGCTCGTGCTGACGAGGCTGCCGTGATGAAGGCTGCTCAGTGGTCGCACCTGAACATTGACCCCACGATTGTCGGCCCTGCGCTTCGTCGCTTGGCTGAAAACGATGGCACCCTCGCGAACGAGGTTGTCAAGGCACTTGACAGTGCCAACGCTTTGCTTGAAACCAACGTGGTTTTCACTGAGGTTGGTTCCGACGCTCCTGTTGCGAGCGACGATTCCTACTCCAAGATGGAGAACCTCGCGAAGGCTGCTGTTGCTTCCGGCACGGCCCCGTCCTTTGAGGCTGCTCTGCTGGCTGTTGCCCAGTCGAACCCAGACCTCTACACCCAGTACCTCGCTGAAAAGGCTCGATAAATATGGCTTGGGAACAAAATCCATACACCGTCAAGGTTTCGCTGGTTGCCGATTCGTCGCTTTCGACGCAGGTTAACTCGGCTGGAACCCCGGTCTTCACCCCGCAGTTCCGCTTCGTTTCCCTTGGTTCGACCAGTGCGACCATCACTGCGAACGTGACCGCTGGTAGCAACTCGGTGTCGGTGACCGGTACCACGGCGACCCCAGCAGCATTTGCTGGAATCGTCCCCGGTGCGCTCGTCACCGCGCCAGCCGGTCTTGCTGGTGCAACGGTTGTCGGCATCAACATTGCTGCTGGCTCGTTCACCATCTCGCAGGCTGCTCCCGGTACCACCGCAAGCGCTTCGATTACCCTCACGGTTCAGGGTCAGCCTGCTAGCCAACCTGTTGCCACGGCGATTGTTGCCGGACAGACTGCTCCCGGCACGACTGCCGTGAACGCTGGTGGAACCGGCCCCAAGGCCATCGGTATTCTTCAGAACCAGCCGGTGTACCGCACTGCTGCTAACGGCAACCTTGAAGCCCTCGCTGAGGCTGAAATCACCCTTTCGGGTATCTCCAAGGTTGTTTGTGGTCTTGCTGTGACCGTCGGTCAGGCTCTGACGATTGACACCTCTGGCGCAGTTGTCCCTGTCACCTACCCAACGACTGGTTCTTACGCCAGCCCTACCTCGTGGGTTTACGGTACTGCGCTTTCCAGCGGTGCTCAGGGTGACCTCATTGCGATGGCTGTCACGGCTTCGGCCCCGTCTCGCAACGCATAGGTTTAGAAAGGAACCTGAACAATGCCCCAACCAAACGTTCAAAATGTTCACATTGACGCGATTCTGACCAACATTTCAGTCGCGTACTTGCAGAACACCGACAACTTCATCGCTGACAAGGTTTTCCCTGTCATCCCGGTGGACAAGAAGTCCAACCTGTACTTCAAGTACACGAAGGATGACTGGTTCCGTGACGAGGCTCAGCGTCGTGCTGATGGCACCGTCTCCGCTGGTTCTGGCTACGGCCTCACCACGGACACCTTTATGGCCGACGTGTGGGCTTTCCACAAGGACATTGGTGACCAGACCCGTGCCAACTCCGACAACCCCCTCAACCCCGATATGGAGGCGACGCAGTTCATCACCCAGCGTCTTCTTCTCCGTCGTGAGGTTCAGTGGGCCAGCGACTACTTCCAAGCCGGTGTCTGGGCCTTGGGTGTCAATGGTCAGCCCGCTACCGGTTCTACCGCGGCTGTTAACGCTGGTACTGCCGTGTGGCAGTGGGATGACTACGTTGGTGCGACGGGTACCTCGTCGTACACCAACGGTGGAACCTACTACTCCAACCCGATTGCGGACGTGGAACTCGCCAAGGCTGCCATCTTGCAGACCACGGGCTACGAGCCGAACACCCTCGTGCTTGGCTACCGTGTCTTCCAAGTGCTGAAGAACCACCCGCTTCTCGTTGACCGCTACAAGTTCACTCAGGCCGGTGCCATCGTCACCGAAGACCTGCTCGCCCAACTCTTTGGAGTTGACCGAGTGCTGGTCGCCAAGGCTGTCGTGAACACGGCGAACGAGACGGCGAGCGACCTGCTCGGTGTTGGTGTTGCTTCCAGCAACTACAAGTTCACCGTCGGCAACAACGCCCTGCTTGCCTACACCGCCCCGAACCCCGGTCTGATGACCCCCTCCGCTGGCTACACGTTTATGTGGACTGGCGTGTCGGGTGGCCTCGGTACCACGGTTGGTGTGAGCCGCTTCCGTATGGAGGAACTGAAGGCAGACCGAGTTGAAGGTGAAATCGCCTTTGACAACAAGGTTGTCGCAGCCGACCTCGGCTACTTCTTCAGCAACATCATCGGTGGCACGGCCATCTAGCCTCTAGTAGGCTAGGGGTATGAACCCCGAACCACGCTTCACACACAGAATCGCCAAAGTGTACCCAGCCGGTGCCTTTGGCGATTCTGTGTTTGGGCCGAACAATCTCGTCTCCACTGAAACGTGGACACGACGAGGATTTGACCACATCGAACTGTACGGATGGGCAAGGCCCTTGACCCCGTATGAATTGGAACACCTTGACGAGGAACTGGCTGCTGCCGGGTGGGTTTGGCCCCCCGTGGAAGCCGAGCCTGAGGTGGAAACCGTTGTTGAGCCTGAGGCTGTAGACGAGCCTGTTGTGACCAAGGCTCCGGCCAAAAAGCCAGCAGCGAAGACGGTGAAAAAGGCAGTCAAGAAGCCAGCCACCGAGTAGCCACAGTTTACGGCAATACTGGTGATACGATTTCCGTATGTCGCTGCGAGATGCTGAAAAGCGTATTGAGCAATCATCCACCTGTCGCTTCGCAGACTTCCTGAAGTCGTTAGACAAGGATGACACTGCCACGCTGAAATCGTGGATTGAACTCCAAAAGCCTGCTGGCTGGATTGCCAGAGTGGTCACTGCCGACGGCAAGAAACTCAACGAGAAGACCCTGAAGCGTCACCTTGACGGCCAGTGTCAATGCCCTGCTGAATCCACCCACAAGGGGGCGTATCGTGTCGCTAAGTGACGCAGCATCGTCATTGCCACAGCGTCACGTCAACACCATTCCAAAAGGAACTGAGCCATCGTTCCAATGGAATGGCAACGAGGGCTACATCACCTCACCGCTTCTCCCCAATGAGCCAGACCCGGCGTTTTGGGAAGTCCTTATGCAGGACTGGGGGCTTTCACCAGACACTACGGAAGTCGTAGACGGCTCCGTCAATATCCGTGGCTGGGATGCCAATATGGGCCGAGATGCAGACGGTCACCCAACCGTGCATCGAATGAAGTACTACCGAGCGCAGATTCGCCGTCGCCAAGGTGGTGAACGCTCCATCAACGTGGACACGTTGTGCGAGAAGATTCTGAAGCGCAAGCCACTGAAGTCCGCCCCAAGTGTAAACAGCAACCGTGCATTGGTAGTCACTTTTTCCGATTGGCAGACAGGAAAAGGGGAAGGGGGTGGCCCAGATGCAATGACCGAGCGCATCTGCCTCGCCCAAGACCGTGTGGTGGAACGGGTCAAGGAAATGCGTAAGGCTGGTCGTGCGCCTAGCCATATCTACATTGCTGGAATGGGCGACCTCGTGGAGCAGTGCGACGGTCACTACGATATGCAGACTTTCCAAACCGTCCTCACTCGTCGCCAACAGAAGGACTTGGTGGTCTACCTCATTGACCGGATGGTGGAATTGTTGGTAGACAATTTCCCCGATATCCAAATCATCCTCACTGCCGTTCCGGGCAATCACGGTGAAAACCGCAAGAACGGCAAGGCGTTCACGGACTGGTTGGACAACGACGATTTGGATGTTTTCACCTCAACGTACCGTTGTTATCTGAAGAACCCAGAACGCTACGTCAATGTTTCGATGCCCCAGTTCGACGGCCTCGTTCAGGAAGACTTGACTATCACCTTGGACATCTGTGGTGTGCCAGTGACGTTCGCTCACGGCCACCAATTTGGAAAGGGCAACGGTGGAGGCACGGTTGCCAAGATTGAGGCGTGGTGGAAAGGCCAAGTAATGGGTCGCACTCCGGCTGCGGACAGCGCAATCCTCATCTCTGGCCATTATCACCACTTCGTCGCATCTGAAGGCACTGGTCGCCAAGTGTTCCAATGCCCAGCGATGGATGGTGGTTCTAAGTGGTTTACAAGCCAGACGGGTGCAAACTCCCCTGCTGGAATGTTGACGGTTGGTATCGGACTTGACTACGGCTCTCGTGGCTGGGGAGATTTACTGATTATCTGATGGCGTATTACTTGTGCGGCCCGATGCGGGGTCTGCCCCACTCCAACTTCCCTGCCTTTGAAGAAGCGCGGGAACACCTCAGAAGCCTCGGATTCGACGCTCTTTGCCCCGTAGAGGCTGCCAAAGAGCGATTGGGTGCTGATATCCAAGCCGACGATTCTAACTACTACGACCAAATGTGGCACTGCTTCGATATGGTGCAGCGTTGCGATGGTGTAATCGTGCTGCCGGGTTGGGCGAAGTCTGAAGGCGCAAAGGCAGAAGTACTGGTTGCCGTGAACACTGGCAAGCCGGTTTACGCCTACCACAAGCACCGCCCCCACGTTTTGGAAGAACTGGTCGGCGTGAAAATCACCACACGGGCAGAAATGTTGTCGTAATGGGAATCGGCGTACCCCCACCGTGGATTGACGGTACCGAAGAAGACAATTGGGAAGATTGGTACGACCCACGCAATCCTTGGACACCACTCCCCGGCGTTCGTACAGGAGCAGAACTCACTCGTGGTGAAAAAGCAGCCGACGCTGTGCGAAACAAAATGGGTTCGTGGGCGTTCGTTGGTTGGTTCGTCGTGTTTATGGCGAGTTGGGCAGTCCTGAATAGTTTTGCCTTGAACAACAATGGCTTTGACCCGTACCCGTACATCTTGCTAAATCTGTTCTTGTCAATGCTCGCCGGTCTTCAGGGGGCCATCTTGCTGATTGCCGCCAAGCGAGCCGATGCCATCGCAGCAGAGCAGGCCCTATCCCACTTGACAATCTCTAAAGCAAGTAGTGAAATCATTGCTGCGGTCAAAAAGGACTTGGCTTCCAATACTCACTTGACGCACGAGATTCACGCAGCACTGAAGGACATCCAGCACTACATTGCCGAAAGGGAGAACAATGACTGACATCAACCGTGTTTCACCACACCCACGCCGTTCGATGGAGGAAATCAACCAATTCCTCGCACAGGAGAACGAGAACATCCTGAACTGGAAAGGTACGAACACGGCTGGCAGTGCTATTCAGGCACCCTTGAAGTCAACGATGACCAAGCGTCTCGTCACGGCTGGTGGTGGCCGTCGAAGGGCTGGCTCCGGGTACCAATTCGCTTCATCACCGGTTGAGCCAGAGTTCCCCGAAGGTGGCGACCCACGCTTCCGTGCAGTCCTGTCCGAGATGCTGAAATTGCATATCTCTAAGAGCAACGACTACGGCACGAACCGTGACCCCTATGCCAACTACCGGGCTGCCGAGCAAATCGGCGTTTCAGCGTGGAAGTCCTGCTTCATCCGAGGTTTGGAAAAGGTGCAGCGCATCGCTAACGCAGCATCGGGCAAGCGTCTGAACCACGAGAGTGCTGAAAACTCGTTCCTTGACCTTGCCAATCACATTGTCATCGCCAAGGTTCTCTACGACGAGGAACAGGACAACAAACACCAAATCTGAAATTGTGTGGCAAAATGGGGGGCAACTACGCTTACCCATAGGAGTTTCACCAAATGGCTCTTGCTGCTCAGGCATTTCCAAACGAAGGTCTTGACCTTATTTTTAGCCAGTTGGCCATCTACTCCGGTGGTGTGACTACCCCGCAGACAACGGGCCTCAACCCTTACTACATCGGTCTTTTCACCTCATCCAGTGGCCTTGGAACGCAGGTTCCTTACGGTGCAGCCACTCTCGCTGTCGTTGATTCAGCCACGGGCTACACGGGAACCTACACGACGAACGGTGGTGGAACCGGTACTGGTGTCACTTTCCGTGAACTGGGAACTGCTAATTCGACTGCTGCCGGGTACGCACGAGTGAGTGCGACGTACAGCCTGAGTTCGACTGCTGCTGCGACTGGTGCGACGAGTGGTACCTTGACGGCACTTTCAGCAACCGCTACTTGGACGCTCACGGTTAGTGCAACTGCCGGTCTTGCCGTTGGTATGAACATCACGGTCACCGATTCCTTGTCGGCGCAGGAGACACGAGTTATCACCAACATCCCAACGGGTAGTTCCATTGTGGTTCTCTCGGCTGCGCTCTCTGCGACCTGCAACTCTGGCGCAGCGTGGACTGCTGGAGATGCTGTAAACGGTCAGAAGTCAACTGCCCCAGCCGTCACGTTCACGGCCCAAGGCGTTTGGCCTGCCGTGTGTGGCTACTTCATCACCAACGTTGCAAGCGGTACGTCGGGCAAGATTGTCTACATTGCAAACTTTGCCGACACCTCAACGCCTATTCTCAACCCCAACGATTCACTGACGGTCACGCCTACTTGGTTGATGAGCAACTAGGGAGGTGAAATCCCCTAGGGGATAGACGATGGCTCGCACCCCTTATACACAGAACTCATACGTCGGTGGAGCATACGCTGCCACGCTGACGGGGAGCATCAACAGTTCTACGTCAACGATTTCACTGACGTTTTCCGGGACGCAGTACTCATCGTGGACTGGCCTCGGCATCGCCACTTCACCAAGTGGAGCGACGGCCAACGCTGGTTTTTTCCTGTCCATTGACTACAACTCGGCCTCTGAAGAAAAGGTCTGGGTTCCAGCGCAGACGATTTCGTGGACTACTTCTCCCATCACGCTCACTGGGGTTGTCCGTGGTCAAGACGGGACATCAGCAGTAAGCCACCTTGCTACGGCTGCCGTCATCCCTGTTCTGACAGCCTCTGACATTTCAGAAGGCAACTACACGGTAAGCCAGACCGTTGGCCAAGTTCAGGCAGTCGGAGACATCCTCTACGGTTCAACGGCTCAGGCGTTCAGCAGGCTTCCAATTGGTTCTGCCGGGCAGGTTTTGGTTGCAGGCACGACTGGGCCGTTCTGGTCAACAACGAACACCAATGCCCACTCATCAGTGATTGTGGCTGACTTTGGTACCGGGGCAGCAGTCCTTGTCGGCACCAATGCTTCGTACACAGCCGGTACTACCGATGCCAGTGGTGGTTTGGGTATCGGTGCAAGAATCACGGGAAACAGCACGGGAACGCTGACGATTGACGGGATGGGTCTGACTGGTTCCTACGCTAACTCCCGTGTGTTGATTGCTGGAAACACCAGCACGCAATCTAAGTACAACGGCATTTACACGCTCACTACCGTTGGAAATACCACCACTCCCTACGTCCTCACCCGTGCAACTGACTACAACGACAGCATTGCTGGCGAGGTTGCTCCCGGTGACTACGTTCTTACGATTCAAGGAAGTTCCTACGCAGGCCGAACGTTTGTAATGAACGCCACTGGCTCCGGTGCTGGTGGAATCACCATTATTGGAACCGACCCCATCACTTGGGTGCAATCCGGTGGTGTCGGCCCGACAGGGCCTACTGGCCCTACCGGTGCTGGTGGCACACTAGGCTACTACGGTTCATTTTACGACACCACCACGCAGTCAGTAGGTTCTGCCAACACGCCTACGGCAATGACCTTCAACACCACGGCGGAGAACAACGGTGTCTCCATCACCAGCAGCAGCCAGATTTTGTTTGCCAACGCCGGAACCTACAACGTGCAGTTCTCGGCGCAACTCACGCAGACCGATAACAGCATTGACCAAGTGCAGATTTGGCTCCGCAAGAACGGCAGCGACCTCACAGAGACCAACACCACGGTCACGATGGACAAGCAGAACAGCGACAAAGTTGCCTCGTGGAACTTTGTGCTTACCGTCGCAGCCAACGATTACTTGCAACTTATGTGGGAATCTAATTCCACGAGTGTGACGTTACTGGCTCAATCTGCGGGTAGCAATTACCCTGCTACGCCTTCCATCATCTTGACCGTACAGCAAGTGATGTACACCCAGATTGGCCCTACAGGGGCCACAGGTGCCACTGGAGCCACTGGAGCCACCGGCCCGACTGGTGCTGGCTACTCAGGTGTCACTTCAACCTCTACGGTCAACCTCGGCACGGGAAGCGCAGTCTTCTCCGGTATCACCTCAACCGGGGCGTTCCAAATTGGACAGCGCGCTCGTGCCATCTCTACGGCGAACACGAGCCAATACGTTGAAGGCATTATCACGGCGTTGACGGCCAATACGTCAATCACCATCAACGTAGATACGTTCGCTGGTTCGGGCAGCCCGTCATCGTGGTCTATTGCCGTTGCTGGAAACGTTGGCAACACCGGTGCGACAGGTGCATCTGGAGCAACTGGAGCAACTGGGGCTACCGGGGCAACCGGGGCAACTGGTGCTACAGGAGCAACGGGTGCGACGGGTGCAAGTGGTTCGGTTGGAACAGCAAACGCTCCACTCTCCCTCTCTGGCACGACGCTTTCCATTTCCAATGCTACGACGGGTGCAAGTGGTGTAATCACGCTCGGCGGCGACCTCAACGCAACGGGTTCGACGGCAGGAACTCCCCGTGTCGGTTCGTGGCAAGGACAAGCCTTCACCACCGGAACAACGGCTGGTCAAGTTCACATCTTCAGTGGCACAACTTGGGCAGCCACTTCCCTTTCTGGCGACGTAACGGTTTCGGCTGCTGGAACTGCCACCCTTGCCACAACCGGCCCCGGCGCAGGAACCTACGGCTCATCGGGTTCGACTATCTCCCACGCCATTATTTCACTAGACGCAAAGGGTCGGGTCACAGGTGCAACATCAAGTCCTGCAAGTCTCGTCGCAGGTGTTCTAAACGCAACAGGCGCAACGACTTGGACTGCCTCGTCATCTGATAACGGACAGTTCGTTCGTTTCAGCAACGCAGTCGTTGTGACCCTTCCGGCAACGGCTCCTTCAGCCCCTTGGCTTGCCACCTATTACGGCTCAGGCTCGCTCACGATTACACCAAGTTCGCCAGCGACGCTCAACGGTTCGTCATCGTCGTATTACCTATCGTCAGGTATTCCAGCACTGGTTTGGACAGACGGAACCAACTACTTCGTGCAGCCATCTATTTCGTCAGGAAACTGGATTGCTACTTCCTATCTGAACGTAACTCAATACATCACTGCTGCGAATACACTTCTCAACCTTGGCTACAAGTCGGTCTATAACGGAACCGCATCAACGGCACTGACCCTCAACTCTGCTTCAACAAACAACTTCGTTCCGCAAATCCTCGTCAATGGCTCTACCCAGACGGTTTACCTCTTGCCAAATGGACAGGTGACGGGTTCACCAAGCATCCTCAATGCTTACGGCACGACCTATGCGGGCTATGTCGTTGGAGTGGGCGGCATTTCCACCAACGGAACCATTTGGACAGTCACAACTGGAACAACCCACAACTTCTTGACCGGGCAGACAGTTTACCTTGGTGGCCTTTCTGCCGGTGGCTCCACTGCCTACAACGGTTCGTTCACGATTGCCTCTACAGGTGCAACCAACACTTTCACCATCGCAAATACGGCTCAACCCGGTGCAGTCACTTTCGCTGGCACTGCAACCGTGCAACCCTTCCCCCTTCCAGCAGGAGGGGCGGTTTCGTATCAAGGCATCAGCGGTTCAACTGGGGCAGTCTGGCTCACTGGTTCCAACCCGCAAACGCTCTCTGGCGATGTGACGGTTGGCAATACAGGAGCAGCCACGGTCAACAAGGTTCAGGGTGTAGCAATCAGCGGAACGCCTTCTGCTGGTCAAGTTCTGACGGCTTCAGCAACAAACGCTGCATCGTGGTCAGCGCAGTCAAGTGTCACGGTCCTTTCCACCACGGGAGGAACGGGAACTGCTGGCACGACAGGAACCTACACGGTGCCTTCTTGGGCTACCAACCTTCACGTCATCTGCGTTGGTGGTGGAGGTGGGGGTGCAGGTGGTGGATACTTTGCAGGGACAACCGGCTACGCCAGTGGGGGCGTTGGCGGGAATGGTGGAAATGCCACAATTATTGACATTCCTGTCACCGCGTCCCTTATCTCTTCGGGTATTCCTTACGGCATTGGGGGTGGTGGCTCTGGAGGGACTTGTGCCTCATCAACGACAACTTCTGGTGCTGCTGGGGGAACGGGAGCCACCACCTATTTCGGCTCAACAAACGCTGCGACCAACTCCTACTGCTACGCCAGTGGTGGAGTGGGTGGTTCGACTGGTGGAAAGTTCAATACTTCATCATTCGTCTACAACTTCCAAGGTGTGGTCTACAACGCTCAGACTTCGGGAAACGTTCTCTACGGTGGCGTTGGGGGCTATGGGGGAACTGGAGGAACTGCTGGTGTTGCTGGAACCAACGCTCAGCAGGGAACCCTTGGTGGCTTCACTGGAGGCGGTGGAGGCGGTGGAGGATGCAGTTTCAACACTGGCAACTCCAACGGTGGGGCTGGTGGAAAGCCAGACATCTCGCCCGGTATGTCCACCGTTGGTGCTGGTGGTGTTGTTTCTGGTTCGGCAGCCACGAGTGGAAGCACCTTTGGATACGCTTCGCCGGGTGCCGGTGGTGGAAACGGCAACAACACTCCAACTCCAGCAGGAGCCAACGGAGTTTACGGTGGAGGTGGAGGTGGAGGCGGTGCTGCTGCCAACACGACAACTGGCGTTGGTGGAAATGGTGGCGCAGGCTACATCGTTGTTATTGCGACCTAAGGGTTTAGATGCCTCTTGCTAACGAGCAAATTGGACAGACTTTCCTTGGTGGTGCCGAGTTCTTCTTCAGTGGGCGCACCATCGGGGAAGTCGCCGTCTCCAGTGAAATCGAAATAGCCAAAGCCGTTGACAGCCACAAGTACAACAAAGTTTCTGAAGTTCCTGCTTTGGAAAACAGCACGGGCGAAACTTCGGTCATCCACGCTCGTTCAAGTTCCAACGCTTTGGTGGAAACCGATGAGGGAACGACATCGCACACTTCCAAAACTGTCTCATCTGTTGCGGAAACAGCAACAGCCACCGACGGCAACAAATCTGCACGAAAGTCTGCTTCCAGCATTGTGGAACAAGACGGAACGGCCATTGCCGAAGACGCGACCAGCCGGACAAAAAATAGTTTGGCCAGTGAAATCCAAAACTCGCAAGCAGTTGACATCCGCACACGGAACCCTGTTAGCGCAGTGTCTGAGGTGGAAACCACTGCTGCTCCAAAGGTCTACGGCAGGAACGTCGTTTCAAAAGCGAGTGTTATTGAATCCAGCACCAACAACAAGCAGTACGCCCGGAACCTTGTCAGCCACGTCGAACTTCGCAATACCCGTGAGCAACACAAGAAGAACAGCATCCTTGGCCTTGGCGCACTTGGGGCTGGCTACCTTGGGTACTGGATGGCTGGCTTCCTTCCAAAACAGACCGTTCCAGCAGCCGATGGTGCGATTCGTGGAAAAGTAAGCGACGCATCTCTGGTGGAATCCCAGACAAGCCAGCGAATCGCTGCGTTCGTCAATAACGGCACGACAACGGAGACGTTCACCACTGATGGCGTAGATTCCCGGACTGTTCCCCGTACTGGTTCGACATCTGAAACGTTTGCAGCCGAGGCAACTGGTGGAAAAATCCGCAATGCCCTTTCTTCGTCGGCCCTGTTCCAAAGTAGTTCTGCCGTCAAGAAGCAAAACTTGCCACGCCTTTCAGCAGTTGCCGAAGTGCTGGTCAGTGCAGCCACGGGCCAAAACGTTCGTCGGCCCATTTCGGCAGTGGTGGAATCCTCGCAGCAAACCAATACCAAGAGCCACGGATTTGGCCGACTTTCTTCTGCGTTCCAAACGTTCGTTGCGGCTGCAACAACCGGGCGTACCCGAACCGAAGTTGGTGAAACGGCCTTCGTACAGGCCGAAGCAGGCGTTCGCTCTACGATTCACAGGGAAACTGGAGCAGCAGAACTCGTAGAGGCCAAGACCGAAGCCAAGAAGACTTCCTACCTGACCAATTCAGCAGCATCTCTGGTGCAAGCCGTATCTAGTAGCCGTTCGTTGCAAGCAATTGTTGACGGTGCTGGAATCCTCGTTCAGGTCGCTTCGTGCTTCAGTTTTGCTCACATCATCACCAACCCCCTGCCCGAAACGTATATCGAAAAAACGGCTGCTGGGGTGTATGGTGAAATGTCCCAAGCGACAGTCGTTGACAGCGCACAACCCACATATATTGACCCATCTACCGGAATTCTTTTTGAAGACGGTGGAGTAGGCTCTTACAAGGACGGCCCATAAAAATGACGATTAACTACCCAACTCCAGCAGCCAGTCTCCCAGAACTGGAATTTACTTGGGAAGATGCCGTGGGGAACGTTATAGATTTCAGCAGCCCGAACTGGTCGTTCCAATTGAAGATTGGACGTTTCCCCAGTCCAGCCGTTTTGACCAAGACCAGTGGGATTCAAGGCTTTGCCGTCGCCCCAAATCTCATTGTCAATTGGAACCCCGGTGACCTCAACAAGTTGACCCCCGGTGTGTGGTACTTGCAAGTGACAGCAACCTACGGCCCAACGGCGCAGCAGCGTGTGTTGACCGGTTCTATCCGTATTGACCAACCAGTGATGTCGTAGGTGAAAAGATGACGTGGACATACACGCAAGACCCAACCAGTTCCGTCAAGGATGCCGTGCGCTTCCTCATCGGAGACACCAACGAAGGTGACCCGCTTCTCCAAGACGAGGAAATCTACTTCAACCTCTCTGAGGTGAATATGGATGTCTACCGTGCTGCATCGAACAGTTGCTACAACTTGGCTGCCAAGTTCACCCAGCAGGCAACCAACGTCTCCAAGAGCGTCGGTGGCCTCTCCCTGAGCCAAGGCTACGGTGACCGAGCGCAGCGTTTTGAGCGTCTGGCCAAGGACTTGCTGATTCGCAGCCGTCGTGTCAATCCCCCGATTGCCAACGTTGACCCCCACGCACTCTGGGCAGAACTCAAAGTTGGTGGCCTTGACCCGTACATCCTCACTGAAAACACTTGGCCGACGAACTCAGAACTCGGCACAACGACTTCCTACGGGATGGGCTACAACCCCGGTGGTGGTGAAAACAACTCCGATGCCAACGGCGATGAATACAACGGCAACGATGTACCGTGAGTATTGACCCAGAACTTCTGGCGATAATGACCCAGACCATTATCGTCCAAAACCCGATTGCAGCAAAAAGCCCCGGTGGTGGCCCACCGGTTTTGGATGGCTACGGGAGACACTACGTCAACAGCAGTGGGCAAAGTGGTTCGACGGTGGAATACGGCCCACCAGTGACCTACAAGTGTCGCTTGGAGTACAAAATGAAGGTGCTGGCCACTGAAAATGGCCGTGACCGGATGAGTTCTGGCCGTGCCTACCTCAACGGTTTCTACCCCAACCTCACTACTGAGTGTCTGGTCGTTGTCCCAAACCAGACGCAGGAATCCTTGGAGTACCCAGTGGTGATGTATGTAGAGAACAACTTCGATGAGACTGGCCTGACGGGGTACAACACCGTTTTGCACTTTGAATAGGGGGCAGTGAAATGGCCGAAGAACTTACTGCCGAAGTCTCGCTCCACCTGTTCAATATGATGAACGCTCCAAAGCGTGTTTTGGAGGAAATGGTTGATGCCTATAACGAATATCTGCACTTTGTTTTTAAACTGAGCCAAGAGTTAGTCCCAGTGGACACTGGTGATTTGATGATGAGTGGCCAAGTTGACGATGCCGTGTTCCGTGACGAAAACACGGTTGGTGGGTCAATCACCTACGGCGACAATTTGGTGGATTACGCAGTGATTGTCCACGAAGATTTGGATGCTTACCACGAGTATCCAACGCAGGCGAAGTACCTTGAACAACCGTTTACCGACAATTTCCCCGACCTCGTAGAAGACGTAAAGCGTAGAATCCGAAAGGCGTTGAAAGAATAATGGCACTCCTTGATTCGATGGGCCAGTATCTCCAAGACCAGACAGCCAGTCTCCCTAGCAATCAGCAGTTGACCCTCGGTGGGAACCTGTTCCTTGGTCGCTTCCCGGCAGAAGCCCCGAACGCTGCCGTCCTCATCCAACAATACGGTGGTGGAACTCCGACGATGACGATGGGTTCAGCACCGGCGGTCATTGAGAATCCAAAACTCCAGTTGCTCGTTCGTGGTGAGCGAGAGGACTACCCGGATGCCTACCAGTTGGCCTACATCCTTTGGACAATTTTGTCCTCAGTGGTCACAAACGTCACCATTGACGGCACCAACATTCTCCGTATCGCTCCTATGGGGATGCCGAACTACATCGGCTACGACGATACTGACCGACCTAAGTTCACCATCAACTTCACAGCGATGGTCGCTACGCCCTCGTCGTGAGCGAACTCAACCTTGTACTGAAATCCATTGAGGCTGCCAAGGCAGCCAACCTCGCAGCCATCCGTGCTTTGGAAGCCGTCGAACAGATGTTGGGTGGTTCTGCCCCTGAGCCTGAGCCAGAGACGGAGCCGGAACAGCAGCCTGAGGGATGCCAACACACCGATGCCGTGAAGGTTCCTACGGTCAACGGCTCGTTCCTCGTCTGCCCCTGCGGGCATCAGCAAGAAATCTAAAATCCTGACTTGACTTTGTTCTAACCCTAATGTAAACTTAAGGTATGAGCAACCTCACAGAAGAACAGCGAGCAGCGATGAACAGATTCGCTCAGGACTTTGCAGCAGTGCTTCTTCCCATTGTGCGTAGGAAGTACGAGCAAGACCTGAGCAACGGAGCCACCGAAGCCCAGACGATAGGAGAGCAATGAACACCATCACCCCTCTGTTCCCCCTTGGGAACGTGGTCATCACGACCAACGCCCTGAACACCCTCACCGAGGCCAACCCTGAGGCTTCCTACGAGATGGTCAAAATCCTTGGCCGTCACCAGTCTGGCGACTGGGGAATCGTTGACAACGAGGACAAGAGTTCCAACGACGATGCCGTGAAGAACGGAAGCCGTATCCTGTCGGCCTACGAAATCGAAGGCATCAAGGTGTGGGTCATCACCGAGTATGACCGGAGCATCACCACCATTTTGCTCCCTGAGGACTACTAAGCAGCCAATCCAAGGTTGTGTAGAATCCCCTAGGGAAATACACAGGAGACAAAATGGCAGCGCGGAAAACGCAAGGCGTGGCAGACCTCGCTCTCACCTACGAATGGGAGAACGTTGAGGAATGGGATGGCCTCGTCAAGGGTGACCTCGTACTCGTCAAGGGCGAGCGTGGTGATTGGCGTTTCCAATGGGCCAAGGTCAAAGATGGCGAAGTCACTGAGGTGACTGTCCACGGTGGCCCCAATGGTCACGGCTCGTTCCGAACGTTCTTACCGAACCGGGTCAGCAAGCCAAAGGTCAGGAATCGCAGGCCTGCC